GGAGGGGGGGCTACATTGGGAGGCTGAGCGTCATCAGGGCCCGCCTCATCCAGTATCGTCAGACCGAACCCCAGCACCGCCGTAAGCGATGCCAGGATGGTCAGGCCTTCTTTCCAGTTCATATTGTCGCATTCTCCGGGATGAGCTTCGCGGGGCCTACACTGGCGGGCAGTGCATCCGAAAACGTAGCGCAGAAGCCGAGCCAGTCCTCTGGCGTCTTGATCGGCTCCGAGACATTCAGATATGAGCGGAGGATGTACTCGCCTGCCGCGTCCATCTCAGTTTCAGTCAGAGGCTTGCCAGTCTGACCATTGATGATCCTGCCTCGGAAGGTGGCATTTCCGTCCATGAGCACCAGGGAGTCCAGGCTTTGCACGCCGGTTTCCATGCTCACGGTAGACTCACCGCTGCCGGAGAAATCGCCGCTGATCTTGGTGGCCTGATAGGTATGCTTGTATCCGGCACCCGATGCCTTCACGACATATTGATCTTTGTAGCCGCCCTTGGCACCGGATACTATGAAACTGGTTGAAAATGTTTGAGCACTTTCGTTCTGCCAATCCCGGCTCATCTCATAGGCGATCACGCCGCCGTCGCTCATGTCCCGGTCAGAAGCCGATTTGCTGTAGCTGCTGTGATCGAATTGGCCGATGCCTGAGAACTTCTCCTCGATTAGGTTGGCCTGGCCCGATTCGCCGATGGCTATCACCGCCAATATGAGGCAGATGAATGCAAGAAAGCAGGAAGCGTAGAAATACTTTCGAATGTCGTTGGGCGTGAAAAGTTTCATTCTGCCTCCGTTGGCAGGATCAGTGATTCTCGATGGCGTTCTGGCAGGATTTGAGTGCTTCACGGGTTTGCTGAAGTTCGCTCTGGAGTTTCAGGTTCTCAGATCGCGTTTTCTGCAGCTCTTCCGTGAGCGGCCCCACTTCCCGGAATTTCAGTGCCAGCCAACAGAAGGCTAGAGCGAGCACAATCAGGGCTATGATAGTCCACATTTAGCTCGCCTTCTTCATGACTATCTTCTCGCCGCCACTCCATTTCCGAAGGGCTGCAATCATCGGAAAGAGTACGGTGCCTATCGCAGCTATCTGTTCTACAGACAATTGGATCAGGCCGAATGAGGCCGCCAGTGATGCCATTGTGCCCAGGAATGCTATTAGCATAGTCTGAGACTCCCAAGGATATTGTTCATCTACCATATCAGTACCTCATGCATCGAGCCACCAATGGCTCACGGGATTTATTATTGACATTATTATGAAAAATATGGTTATTTGTTGAGATGCTTCTCGATATATTTTTTCAGTTCGCCGCTATGCGCCTCTACCGCTTGCGTGATGAATTTGGCATGGCCGGTCGTGTGATTCAATGTCATATCCTGATGCTGCCGGAAAATGTAGTCTTTGGCCGCGCCACCGCCGCCCACATAGCAGCGAGAGTTCTTGTCGTCGCGCTCCACTCCTAGCGAATTCCTCATAGTGCCGCCGCGCACCAGTGCCACCGGGCAGCCTTCTTTCGCTTCGGTCAGGATCGACCCGCGGGCCAGCTCCTCTACGCCGTCCATAGCCTTGTCATGCTCCGACTTCAGGAAGGCGGAGTGATCCCACTTGATGACAGCCATAGAAATATATCCTACGAAATGCTATCTATGCATATGATACTCACGAAAACCGTAGGCGGTAGAGCCGTAATCGAAGAGATACCAGACTTCACTCACGAACTTGAGGAATTGGGTATAGTGATCACGTATACAGCACAGTTGCATATGCCCCGCCCTTCTCATCCCACTTCTTTTCTATCTTCAGGATGGGCGGATTCTTCCCGCCGTATGTGATTTTGGCGCTATCTGCAATCGTCGGATGTCCATCGAGATAGATCTGCAGGGAGGAAACGGCAGCAGTGCCGTTCTTGTCGATGATGTTTTTGACCACCTCCTTGGCATGGCAGGCATAAGCTACCGCTGCGGAATATACCGGCCCGTAAAGCCCGGTGCTGCTCACGGCCTGGATGGAAACGGACTGTGCCATTTCGTCCGGGAAGTCATCAGCCAGACTCATATCTGCACCAATCCAACCCCAATACGGTGAGTATCTCCTCTACGAAAGCCGCTTCTTTGTGGCAGGACCAAATGGGGTTTCCATCGGTATCTTGCAACACGACCCAATCATCCTTGAGGGTCACTCTACATTTCTGAAACTCTGGCTTTATGTCGATATTCTTCGCGAGAATATCATCAAAATGATTGAGTGGCCTCATCCTTCCCCCCGGATGATCGCCTTCCGCCGAACCGTGCCCACTGCTATCTGATTGAGCTTTTCATCGCAGATGCTTCGCATGTGGCGGATCTCTGCCTCAGTCCAGCTATTCATGATTGCCCGCCAATCTATATCAGTGAACCTCATGAATCCTCCCAATCCGGCCCGGCCAACTCAGTAGACTCAAACTCGTCTGGATATCCGGCCACATCCGCCACCTGCCCCGCTTCCGGTGCCGTGAAGCTGGCGTTCTCCATGGCAGCCTCGTCTTCCAGCGCCGCAATCACATTCAGCATGGCCTTGTGGCGCTGGCTCCTGGAGGTCTTCAGGCCATCAATGTCCTTGTCGAACTCCTTTGCCAGCTTCGCGGCTGCGGCTTTTGCGGCCTTCAGAGCGCCGCCTAGGAGGTCCGATCCTGCCTGGGCATAGAAGAAAGCGATGGCCTCATCACTCAGAATGGGATCTGTGGTCACATCCACATCCCCGATCATGCCCCTGATCTGGTCCCGGACCAGGGAGAAGTCGGCGGCGAAGGTATATGTCGGCGCGGTCATAAAACCTCATGAAAACGTATAGTGACGATTAATCTTCTTTATTGCAGATAAAAACGGCAAATGTGATTCATATCTCTTCAACTGGTCCATCAGTACGGTCGATCCAGTGAACGTGACATGTTGCTTGGCGTCTGTGACTGCGTGGCAACTGATATTCGAATTCGTATCCGACTGCTGATTATTCGCATTACGTGCCTGCGAACTGCAATTCGTGGCATTATTCCAATTGCTGCCTGCAATAACTGCTCGACTCGCCCAACCTATTACCGGCCTACGCTTCACATAGGCACGAATAACGACTACTGTGGCTCCGCGACCGCGCGGCAACCGACAGCCGAACCCACATCCGACCGCCGATTAGACGCACCACGCGCCCGCGAACCGCAATACGCGGCATTACTCCAAACGCCGCCCGCAATAACCGCAGCTTGTGCCTGGTATGTCCCTTGGCCATAATGAGATCCTCTGGTGCCAGAAATATTTTCGTATCCGAACGCGATCGCCGCTGCATAATCCGCGCCTGCTATGTAGCTCTGCTGATTCTGAAGCCAAGTCCACCAGACACCGGACATGTCTTCCAAGCCGATATTGCTAATCATGCGACGGCCCGTGGTTGATATATGCCCACCCACGGTCGTTGGGTTTGTCGATCCTGCGATATTGACTTCTTCTTCTTGACCTGCGTGTAGCTGAGCAAACTCCCAGTCGTCCATCATCCGGGCACCGATGTTCTTCAGGTCATCGGCGAAATCATAGAAATTCCTGGAAACGGACGCGACTGCTCCGAATACGGATGCGATAGATGCCCCAGTCCCACTGAGGAGGTAGATCGATGCCCAGAGGGGTGCATAATTCAGGCTGTCGAAGTCGGTAGGGCCGCCCCACGCAAAGCCTGGAAGGAAGCGCCCATAAGGCCGGTGCAGGAGATCCTGGATGGAGCGGGGTAGGACGTCCCCGGCCAGGTATCCGGTCAGGGAGTGCCCGCTGATCGTGCCCACTGCCACGCATTCGCAATGAAACATTCCAATTTTCCGGCTGGTGCTGGTCGTGTAGCCAGCCGGAGCAGTGGCGTTGGCAGATACCACGAAATCCGGCACCCGTCCGCTTGTTGGCTCGCAGGCGTAAAGTCTGAAGTCCTGCCCGGCCCGATTAGCAGCGATCCTGTAGTCGGTAGCTACGGAGTCCCATGCAGACTCATCTGAGAGGTCTAGCTCAACCTCCTCCGGATTGTAATATCCCAGACCATTGATCGAGAGCCGCATCTCGGGAATTATGAGGAGATACCGATCTGCCCCGGTAGTGCCGCCTGGATATGGCGGCGTCTCGCGCTCGTATGCGCCTAGCCCCTGGGCAGCATTCCGATGCACCAGGGCAGGCGTAAGGAATTGCCCAGGGATTTTCATCTAGGCCGCCTCGTAGCGATCTAGCATTCCCTGGAGATCTACCTGATCAGCGAATCCGTATCTCTGCCACGTCGGTATCCAGTTGGGATCTATGCTCGTGATCGGGACATCGATATAATTTTCAGACCCCTCTGGAGATTCAATCTGAGTGGTCGTTGGCTCCACGAGCATGTACTGCAGGAGTCCGATGCCTTTCGCAATCAGCTGATCCTTTGCGTTGCGTTCCCTGCGAGTCTTTGTCGGAAGCTCCAACACATTCTCAAAGTCTTGTCTTGTCGCAAATCCCATATCAGATGTTGATTTCAGTATCATTTCATCACCTACGTAGTATAATAATAGCTAATTCCCTCACCATCGATGTCTGCATGTATGTATATCTCGGTGAGGTTGTCGTTTCGTGCAGGCAGGATTCGGCCCGGTGGGAGGTTTGCGCCGGTTGAGTCCACCGCGCTGTCACCTATGTAGACGTTCCCGCCATTGTCTGGATCGGCCATGATGATCACTTCCTTCGCGTCGATATCTCCGCCGACCGCCACAGCCGTCCCGGCTGTAGTCACAGTTTTCTGACCAGACGCAGGCGTAGATCCTCCTCCAGCCACGCTGCCAGCTATCGTATCCAGATCACCCCGGACTTCTTGCGTCCATGTGCCCATTTTTTTCACCTGCCTAATACAAAATCGCTATGTCTTTGCTTGTGCTCAGCATCACATCTATGGCATTTTCGTCTTGCACAGCACTCGAAAATCCGATCTGCGCCACCCCGGCCACAGCAACAAAGACTATTGAGCCTTTCACGACCACGTACTCGCATTGAGTGTTGTTGCGATCGCTGGCCAGTATTGCGGCCTGCCCGGGATCGCCGGGGCTGCGCAACAGTGTCAGAGAAAGATCGGCGTCCTGGAGTGTGCCCATTCGGCGGACCACATCATCGTCATCTACTATGATCTCTTTCTGGGTTCGCTTCGTCACAAATTTGGCTTGGAGTACGCCCCCAATGGCGATATCATCGATCACCACCCCATCGAATGCAACGCGCTCGAACGCCACCCGCATCACCTACTTCATGTTCGGTCCCAGTACCATATGTCGAGCTGGTTGTCGGTTTCGTTGGTCCCGGCTGCTTTGGTCAGCTCACCGGCGCCGATCGCATATTCGGCGGTGCGGTCAGTGATCGTTGCCACGGCTGCTTTGGTGGCCTGTGAATGGACGGATATCAGCTCATCCCCCACGGCCATCCCAGCTACGGTAACGGCGGTAGCGGCGGCGGTGCCATCGGCGAGGACATGCTTGAGTGCAGCAGCCTTGACTTTGACTCCGCTCGCCCCGACTACCAGGGAGGCATCTTCGGCCAGCACAGCGGCGACACCCGCCGAATCCGTGAGGCCATTTCCAGTCAGCAGCGCCACGATATCAGAGAATAGATCCTTGTGCGGCGCTCCTGCTGCGTTCTGCGTCAGGAGATAGCCAGTAGACGGCACAAGGGTTTCATCGGCAGGCGCTACCTTCAGCACCCCATCGACTTCAGTGAGGCCGGATGAGGCCTGAGTTCCGGCTGCCGTCTCGCCAAGGATCTTGAGTATGTTGGTCAGAGTCATGATCACCGATGCGTCGCTAGCTTCCGAATCGATGCCTGCCACGCTATCAGCCATCACCCGCGCGGTCTTGGAGTCTAACTCAGAGAGATCTACATCCAGGGTGCCGCCGGAGCCGGTTTTTAGGCCGACTCCCGCATGACGCCCCATGAGGCTTCTTGGTCTGTTGGCCATGAGAACCTCAGTTGATGCCGATCGGCACAATGAAATCGTTGGTGTGCATCTCGATCCCAATCCATCCACCGACTTCAGCATAGATGTTCTGCCCCTTCTGCCGGGGATAGTTGGCATCTACATTGTAGTCCTCTGGGATTACCAGCTCAGCGGCCTCGGCGGACTTCAGCACGAGATAGACATAGTTGGCCGGGAAGTAGTCGCTCTTCACCATCCAGCTATTGTCCCCGGCTGGCCGTCCGAAGATCCTCGGGCCGATCTTGTCTGCGAAGATTTTTCCAAGGTCGTCTTCCTGGAGAAGATAGTTCATGTACGCGGGCCTGCCCGCCAGGTAGAGCGTGCCGATCAGGTCAGGATCGATGTAGTTGAGCGCCTTTCGTAGGTCGTCGTAGGGGTCCATGACGGCATCGGTCTCGGAGCCATCCCATGCGCCGGCGTTGGGGCCTGAGGGGATTGAGCCCAAAGAGTTGGCTGCTGAGGCACCAACCAGGCCGGTGATGCCCAGGGTGCTGTCACCGTTGATGATCGTGTAGTTCTCGCGCCTGAGGCATTCCATCATTGCCAGGGAAGTATCCCGATTCCAGAGAGAGGGATCGAGGGCAACCTCATCCTCATTCCTCTGGATAGCATCGTCTATCCGGTAGATCTGGAAGAGCTTGTCCTTGGCCTTGTTTCCGACGATATCCGGGGAAGTTCCGCCCAGGCTGATCCTGGCGTGGGATACGCCGTCCTGGGGGGTGGACATATCGATGTGCCTGATGACATCCTTTCTGATTTTAGGGGCCACGCCGGGCCGCTGCTCGATGAGCTGGCGGCCTATGTAGCCGTCCTTGTATCGCTGCTGGAAGTCGAGAATAGTCTTCTGCATATTCTGAATGACTTCCGGGGGAATGGAAGAGCCGAAATTGGGATCTAGAGTCATCTTGAATACCTCCTAGAGCACCAGAGCCTTGATCTGGAAGACCTTGTACACCAGATCTGTGGCCGCCACTATCTGCACAGTTGATGCAAGCTGCATGGTTATTACGGTGCTTGTTAGCGATTTGACCCGGTTGAGCTGACCGTTGCCGTTGACATCTTCCAGAAGGATGTAATCGCCTTCCTTGAGATTGAGAAGCGTCAGGTTGGCAGATGAAAAAGTCGCAGTCTTGTCGCCAATCTCGATGTTGCTGGCAGGGGTCTTGTAGCTGGCATCTGTGAGAGTGCAGTCCTCAAGGGCCTGAGCCAGGACGGTCGTGAGCATCGTTTCGCCAGCGTTGCTTCCGGCCTCGTTGAGAACTCCTAGGTAGCTGGCTGCATTTCCGACAGGCGCGGCCTCAAGGAAATCACCGTCTACGATGGAGGTGTTGGCCTTGGCGATTACCAGAGCATTGATAATGGCGCCTTTGCGGGCTACCCTGACGATATCAGGAACGCCAGCATCATTGCTCGCCTGGTAGAATCCATCCTCATCCAGGGTTACGCCGTTCTGGGGCTGCACGGAGAAGCCCAGGATAGTGTCGTCGTTGTCATCCTTCGAGCCTTTGCATGTCCTCGCAGCAGACCGAACCAAAGCCACGCCGAAGGCCACGTTTGCACCGGCAGCGTAAGGCGTGACGCCCGCCGGACCCTGCTCTATGAGAGTATCCTTCAGAGCCATTTCAGATCACCTTCCCTTCAGCCTTGAGCTTGGCCCTTTCCTGCTCCAGATCGAATCCGCCTTGGCCGCCTTCTGTGATGGCCCTGCCCTGCAAGCCCCTGGCCTCGCGTGCCTGGACGAACTTGTCCGCGTTCTCCAGCACCCACTTGGCCGGATCTTTCTGATATGCTTCGAACAGTTCCTTGGACTTCTCCTGATGGCCGGGTTTGAGCTTGCTTTGGAAAGCCTCAAATACCTGGGCCTTCTTGTCAGCCTCGGCCTGAGCCTTCCAGCTCTTCAGCCCCCCTTCCAGAGCGGTATTTTTCTGCTCCAGGGTAGCGAGCTTTTCCGTGAGAGGCGCTAGGGCCTCGTCAATTGCTTGTTTCATTTCTTCAAATTCCATATCGGCTCCTCCTGGAGCGGATGATCGTGAATGTGAACTTTTGCAGTTTTTGCATTCCATGTTGAATCCTGCACCATCGGCCGGTGTAACTAGTCCTTCCCGGACCATAGAATATTCATAGAATACGTACGGTCCGCGCTCAATGGCCTCGTAGTGCTGACCATTCCAGTCACCGGAAGTGTTCTCAATATTGTATGAAAGTGATAGGGATCCGTGCAGCGGTTCGCCGCTAGTAATCTTTTCGATCTCCCTTTGGGTGAGATCGAGCTCGTAGAATTGTGTGGTAGCGGCTACGTCTTTAGTGCCCGGCCGGGGGATCGGGTTCGCCAGTTGCCCTATGCGCCGGGATGACGGACTCAGATCCTCATGATTTGTCAGCACCGTAAGCCCTTGCAGCCATTTGGCATCTTTCGAAAACTCTTCGTACAGTCGTAGAACCGGAACGCCCAAGCCCCAAAATACCCCCTCCACCAATGGCACAGTAGGACAGTATATGACGCCATCCTTCCGCTTGAGGGATTTGGCCTCAAAAACGACATCTGTAGATGTCTTGCCGGACTCTTTCATCTCTTTCTTTTTCTTCATAGATCTTAGCCCCTCACAGCACCTGCAGCAAGTATGTACCTTCGCCGTATTCGATCCAGTAGATTCATATGTCCCGTCCGGGATCCGCCGGGCTTCGCCTGCTATCGGAGCGCATTGGGAGCAGAGCCGTTCGTCCGGAGTGACAATTCGGAAGCCTTCATACTCGTTTGGATCGAGGACGCCTCTCTCACATGCGCTTTTGGTACTCCAGTATCCAGCCTGAGCTGAGGCCTCGCTGGTCTCGTTCACGGCGATAGTCAGCGCCCGCGAGTTGAGAAGCGCCCGGCCCCTCTTTTCGACAAGCTCCCAGACTCGCGCTTCGGACAGGCCCTTCGAAAACAGATTCTCGCTGTACTTCCTCAGCGTCTCGGCCCGGCGCTCATCGAGGCCCACAAGCTCCCGGATCTGCCGAGCCTGGTTCCGTGGTGTGATTCCGGACTCGTAGCCTTCCCGGACTATGTTTCGAATTGCTCGCTTCGTACTGGCATCGATGTCTACTACATCCTCGACCCCGTACTTCTCGATCCATTCCAGGGCACGCGGGTCTACGTAGTCGAATTTCGCCCCACCGGCGACCTTTCCGATGTACTCGCCGTCGATGTCCAGGCAGACAGAGAAGAGATCCTTCAGCCGCTCTTTGGGGTCGAAGTCTTCCCATTTTACGCCGCCGACAATGGCATCACCGTTGGCATGAGTGGCCAGGTCGCGTTCCAGTTGCGCCCAGTCGGTGTTTTGGACTGTGACCTTAACAGCCTTCAGAAAGTCCTTCTCAATGTCCTTGGCGGCATCGGCCTGGGCTGATAGGAGATCATCGACGAATTCGGGAACGGACATGGCCTACACCGTCTTCTGGGAAGGGTTGAGGACGTTGCCTTCTGCGCCCATGTTCCCGAAGATGAGCTTGTGCTCGGCGGCGAGCTTCTCAATCTCTTCGTCGGAAAGTTCGGTCAGTCCTTCCAGCTTGCGATATTCGTTTAGGGTGATTGAATGTGATCGGAAGTTCTCAAGATTCTTCTGGTGTTCGGCTTTCTGGTCGGCAGGAGTCCAGCTCCACCAGGCGAATTCATCATACAGCTCGAATCCGTTGGCAGTAAGCCACCAATCCCAAAGACCTTCATATGGCCTTCCAACTTTCTCCTGTTCCTTGGTGATGACCATATCGATTATTTCTTTTGCAGGAGCAGCGGAAACTGATATGGCCTGATTCAATTGCTCAAGGACATCTTTCAGGAAGAAGAAAGATATTATTTCCTCTTTTAGATATTTATCAGCCACCCATGGGTCCAACGGCATCGAGACGTTGGGATACTCGATACGGGTTCCTGGAAGGGCAACCTTCTTGTTGGCGCTGCTCTGGTTCTCTGCCAGGTCGTCACAGTGGTCTATGAGGTCCTGGACTTTCACCGGAATTTTCGCCGCGATCATGGCGACAAGGTCCTTGGCGTCTATCCTTTCTGTCTCGTTTGGCACCGCTACCCTGCGCTCCGCTGTCATGCTATACTTGCGTATTTCCTTCCAGGATTCGATAGTTGGATTGAGCGCCTTCAAGACAGAAATGTCATCTGGGATCGATACATCCTCGATGTAGATGATGTTCTCGCCGTCGATCTCTTTCGCCAGGCCGCCTCCGATGGTGCCCGCGTTCTGGAAGAATCTCGTGAGATCCTGCTTGCTGTCGTAGACCACGCCCAGCAGGATCTTGTCTGCCAGGTAGTCATTGCCGCCAAGAGAAGACGCGGTGCCGAAGCTCTGAGCAGGTAGATGCTGCACCTCCGCGAAGTTGAGCCAGTTGCCTTCTTGGATAGTCGAGTATTCAGCCAATGCCTGCCGGAAACTCCACACGTCGAGAGCCGCCGCGCGCACAAGACCCAATGTGCCGTATTTCCGGGCCTTTCCTACCCGGCCTATCCTCTTCTCTTGGATCCGGATCTGAGCCAATGCCTTCTCGATGTTCGGGCCTTGCTTTTCGTCGCTGCTATCGATTGGCAGGAGCGTGTGGTCGAATCCTGAGAAGCACAGTCCCGACAGACCAGACAGGGATTCAAGGACGATGGGTATAGAACGGTTCGCTGCTATGCGATCGGCTGAGACTACAGTAGATCGATCCTGATAGCCGTAGGGCGAATTGTAGCGGACCACCGGACGGCCTTGCATCTCAGGAGCGGCGGCTTCGCTCTGCTTCTTTCCGAAGAATCGATCTAAGAATTTCATCTAAGTCCTCTTGCCCTTCAAACGAGACTGCCCCCAACCACAATCTACCGCGCCCGCGGTCTGTTCTGCCCACCAGGCCGCCATAGCCACCGATAGCACCAGATCATCATGGTCTGCCTCTCGCCAGGCCGAATAAGAATCGTGTGCGGTGACCGGATCGATTTTGACCTTGAAATTCAGAAGCTCGTTCTGCAAAACCGATGCCAACGGCAGCTTCTTAGAGATCTTTAGCCTGCCGCCCTGAAAGAGCACTTGTAGGCTGCCCACCAGGTCGCGCTTGGGAACCCGCCAGGTGTCGCCCTCATGAGATGCCTTGTCACCACCATGAATTAGCACGCCCACCGGATCGAGCCCCGCCTGCCTGAAGAGATCGACCACCGGCGCGCCCACCCCCGTCTGATCGACCACAAGGGCAGCCTGGCCCGCCAGGGCAGGAGATCTCATGATCTCTGTGACTTTGGACACGATCTGAGGATAGGGCACGCCCCGGACGCGCTCCAGATGCCTGACCTGATAGGAAGACTCGCTGCCTGGGGCCACCTGATCAAGCACAGAAAGGGCTGTATAGTCGCTGCTCTGGCCGAGATCGAGACCTACGTAGAATTTTGACATCAGAACAACGGCTCCACATCATCACTAATTGCTTCTGCTATCATATCGTAGCTGAAGACACTATCTATATTTTCAGTGAAGGCACAATGATATTCCTGCTCGAACCAGGGGTTTGTTCGCTTCTCTTCTGCTATGAACTCTTTCGTTATGCGTGGGCACATTTCCGCCGGGATTTCATGTGCTTCCCACAAATCCCGCTGCTCGCTCCAGATATTCCAGAAGTGCCCCCGCTTGCCAAAAGGAGTGCTCATCAGGATATGCCTGCCATTGGACACGGCGAGCATGGGCCTGACCGTATTGTAGAGCACATCCAAAACCCGGCTCGCTTCGTCTTCCAGCAGCAGAGTCACTGCCGAGAAGGATCTTGCGCTCTTCTCGGACCCCGGACGAGCTATGAAGCGATTGCCATTCGCGAATCGGACTGCAAGTTTTGTGTCGGTGCTCAGATAGTCGGAAGGTAGTTCAACCGCGCCCCGGAACTCATCGAACTTGAGCATCAACTCAGAGCTCTGGTCTTGAGTGGGAGCGATCACAAGCCGGAAAGAAGGCCTGCGATAGATGGACTCATGAAGCCCCAGGGCGGCGCATGTTGTACTTTTTCCGCTCTGACGCGAGCAATTGAGGATGATCTTCCTCGAGCGGCTGCGGAGGAGATCGGCCTGCCAGGGATCAGGATGATAGCCCAGGACTTCCTTGCACCATAAGACAGGATCGGCCCCGTAAACAAGGTCATCGGCCACGGATGGCATTGACAACAGCCGCCTTTGCTTCGGGATACGCATCTAGCGCCGTAATGACCACTGTTCGCAGCTCCACCCATTCGGGATTATTGATAATCGTGATTTGTGGGCCGTCCTTGATCTGCCCCTCTGCCTTCAGACAGGTTTCAAGGCAGCCCCTGGCCTCCCTGATGCCAAGCAGAGCAGTCTTAAGATCACCCGACTTTTCAGCTTTCTCCAGGATGGACAAAGCCTTGGTCTTCAATTGTCGTACTTCGGCCAGAGTATCTGTGCCTTTGATGCTTTCCACTTCAGACTTTAAATCATTCGATTTTGATATTATTTCTGGTAATTTTTTCTGTTTATAATAATCCAAATCCTGCCAACGAATATCCGGATATTCTTCGATTATCTTCGAATACTCCTCACCAGCCGCGAGCTTGGTTATGATTTTTTTCGAGTTTGGATGAGATTCGATCTTGGACTTTCGGCCCATCTAGTTCTCCTGAATATAATTTGGATGGTGGCCGGGATGGCTACCGGCCCGTTGGTCTGACGCATCAAGGCTCAATTCAGCCACAAGAGCCTCTTATCATCGCCGATGATCCAAGGCAGGAGTCGAACCTGCGTGCGCTTGGTAGCGCAACCGGAAAGCCAGCCGCCTCACCGTTCGGCCTCTTGGATCGAATAATTATCAGGCTGCCCGAATCACGATATCCGCTCATTGGTTGGGCAGCCGGTGTATAGTCGATCATCATGATTGCTTGATCCACCCACCCAGGATCAGGCAGAGCCGATCAAACTCTTTCGGCTCGCCCTCGATTCTTAGCCCCTGGCCGGTGATTGTGATCTTTGGGAGGCTTTCCGCTACACCGTCTGCCCATAGATCGATATCAACTGATCGCATAAAACCTCGATAAAATAGTTATATTTCCGAGCCACCCGGTCAGTAGCCGGATGGCTGCCCAGATGTAAGATAAAATATAGATTATGTTATTTAAGACTTTCGTTGACATCCGGCCCGAAATTTATTTTCTGCCATTTTCTTTTCCCGTTTGCTCATTTTCTGCCCTTCCGGATTTCCATCATTATAGATTGTCCCGCAGCTTTCGCACGCAGCAAAACCTCTTTCATCCACCCTCACGATTTTTTGCACATGCAGACAGTACCGACACTGAAAATGTCCGGCAGGAAGATCAAACATCTTCACGTTTCCGTATAGATCCTCAGCCATCACCTGCCCGCTTCCAGCCCGCCATGCCTGCCCGACGCGGTTTGCTGTGCTGTGTGCGAGCCTGCCATGTGGCTTGCATTCATCTTTCATCGCCCACCCTCTTTCACCCGATAGAGCCAGATCCCATGAGGTCCAGCCTTGTATTCGACTTTCTTATTTTTTCGCATACGACGGCAACCATCATATACCACGTTTGGCTGATCCGCGCCAATTCCGACGACGATTTCTTTCACCGGATGCCAACCAGGATTCTCCTGGAGCCAGGCTTTGATTTCGTCCTGGCTCAATAGATCACCTCATCAGCGCACGGACAGGCACCCCGCTTCCAGAGCTCGCTACATAGGTTGCATCCATTTTCATCATTGTATGTGCACACGATTGCCGCCTTTCCGAGCTTCGCGGCTTCTGTATTCAGGCGCATCCAAGCGCATGAGATCAGAGTCATTCAGAACCATCCACTTCTCGCAGAAGCCGCCGAATTTCGTATATGCGTTGTGCCGGGGTTCTGTTTGCATCATGACAAAAATCATGTATCTGTATCATCAGGGCTTCGGACGACATTGATGCATGAGTCATGCCGTTACCTCCTTCGCTTTCGCTTTGCTCTTTTTTGGCCTGATGATATTTGTGCACGGTACGAATCGAGCCATCGACATAGCCAACTTTTCGCCGATGCCCGCGCAATCCGTCAGATACATATCGCCTTTTTTCGGCATCAGGCTAATCGAAAATTTTTCTAAGACTGCTTTTGCCTTTGCCGGTCCGATGCCCTTCCCAGCCAGGATGCACAGCCCGACTGTCTGTCTTTCTCCTTCGGATGGCGCTGGCGCAAAACCACTCAGGTCGCCGCCTTCCAAGATCTTCCGGACCCTGAGGAGCATCCTCTTCCAGGGATCTGTCTTGAACCGCCAGACCTGGACATTTAGGGCGCTGCAGTTGGCCTCGAAGCCTTCCACCATCCTGTAGTACTCCATCAGCTTATCGAGATCGACCCCATGGCCCGCCGTGGCCCGACTAGCGGCCTTTCGGATAGCAGCGCCTACGTCATTGTCATCTCCCAACACAACGACTGCAAGAGGCTGCTGTAGTTCCCTGGCGGAGAGGACCTGCTCCCAGAGGTGGACATTCAAGATCGATGCCAGGTAGTCGCTGCCCGCGTCCTCGGAGAAGTCCTTGAGCTCGACATGGAAAACGTTCTCGCCGTGATTGAAACGAAGATCAAAAAGCAAAGCTTCTGATGCTTTCCAGAGGAGAAAGCGATCGTCTGCCTCTACGGCTTGCTCGATCTTCTCGGCCCTCGGCCTGGCCGCTTCGTTGTGGTCGAGAGAGGCGAGGATGGGAGAGATCATCTACCCCTCCACTGGAACGAGCGCGCCTGCCTGCTCCATCTCAGCTCTGTCGTACATTCCTCCCAAATTTTGCGGGAAAGCTTCCCTGAGCGCCTGGACGAGGGCCACTTTCCTGATCATTGTGCCCGGCATCTTCATCCAGTTTTTCTTTCCAGTATTGTACTCAGCCAGGACAACCTCTGCTTTGGTGGGCACCTTCCGATCCTTTCGATGGACACTCGCCCATCCGCCCAATAGCAGCTCCTCGGATGGCAGATAGAATGTGCCTTCCCGGTGGATCAGCTCACCGCCCTCTTTCAGCCGGACTATGATGCCCGCCTCGAAGCCGTCGAATTGTGGATGTGTCTCTGCTTTTTCGGTGAAATACTCTTTTCCGGCGATGAAAGAGACGTTGCGGTCGCCCTTCTCGTTCTCGAATATCGCGAGATAGACCTGCTTTGTCATCGGGTCCGCGCCCTTTCTCCGGCAGAACTCTGCGAAGAGGTAAGCCTCTTGCTCCGTCGCCTTGGGATTGATGTAGTTGATGATATCCTGGGGTGTCAGGCCCGCCAGACCTTTGCCGCTTGGTGGGATTTGGCCAGATCTCTGAGTTGCAGGCACATTAGGACGTTCCGACTTAGCCTCGTTCCTTGGGGCTCTGGCGGGCTCCTGGGGCGTTTCCATGATGATCTCTATGAGCTTTTCGTGGATGCTCTGCATGAGCGGTGCGGCCGGGGAGGATACCTGCAGCCTGCCTTCCGGGCTGCATGATACC